GCCGGTATTGTTGCTGGTCTGGCTTGTGCAGAAGGCCATTCCGTTGGCATTGCCCTCCAAAGTGATTAGCTCCGTGAGGGTGTTCTGCATGTTTTCGTCGATGATGCCCCAGCCGGTCATATCACCGATATAGAGGTTGCGAAACGTCGAGTTCGCTCGGCCCGCCGAGTTTGCCGCTCCAATGTTGATGCCGTTGCGACAATTCCACATCGCAAGGTTCGTGATGTTGGCGTTGAAGACCCATGCCGCGTCCCAGCTGCCCAAAGGCGTCGTTTTCGCGGCGAAGCAATCGGCGGTGCCATTTCCAACGATGACGGTTCCGCCGTTCGGCTGAGTTCCGCTTTGCCATAGTGATTGCGACCATCCGACACCGTTGTAGGTGACGTTTTGAAGCATCGGAAGCGTATTGCCGCCGAGCAAGTAAGTCCCGGCTTGCAATTGGACGATGCCGCCACCGGCGGCGTATGCAGCGTTGGCTGCATTCAAAACAGCGCCATAAGTGATCGATGAAGGAGAAAAGATCCCCTGCGGCGCGCCGGGAGGCGGCTGGGTAGCGCAACCGCCGCCGGTAAATGCGGTCCATCCGGCTGCTTCTAAACCAGCAACATCGCCGCTCAGGACTGTCACGCTAAAGCACGAATTGAGCGCCGAGTAGTTTGTGCCGGAGGTGCCACGAATCGGATTCCCCGAAGTTCCGTAAGGCCCAGGAGGACTTAGCATTGTTTGCGCCGACGAAGCGCCGACGAAGGCGAGCAATGCGATGGCTAATAGTTTGCGAAGCATGGTGGCTCCTAAGTGACGTCCACGATTTTGACGGGTCCGAGTGTTTTTGCAAATTGCTGCGCGAGCGTGACGGTGGGGTCGGTTTGCAGGAAGGCCGAGAAGGTCCACCGCTCCTCGTATTGGTCCTCGCCGTCAACGAGCGGCATTTGGCGCGCGTCGTCGGCGTAGAGGGGCACCACGCCTGGCGCATTGGCCGCGAACCAATCCACGGTGGTTGCGTCGCGCAGGAGCGCCACGAGCATGTTCGCCCAGCTGGCCGCGGCGCCGCCGTAGCAATCGATCTGGATTTCGTGCCGCGTGTTCATTTGCACCGCGACGTTTGGCGAGCCGGTGGCCGGGTTCGGCGTGTATATGCGCCGGTTGGTCGAGAGCCGCGCCTGGCCAAGAGGGGACATGGCAATGAAGGCGGCAGGGGGCAGCGCCGCGCGGTTCACCGGAAGGCGGATCGTGAGAACCGGCGTCGTGCCGCCCTCGGCGTTTGCGTTGACGAGCCCGAGGTAATCAATGAAGTCGCCCAAGCCCGCGAACACGGCGTCCTGCGAAATCGAGGTGGTGGCGGCGACGGTCATTGCGGCGGGTCGATCTGCTGCTGCAGCGCGAGTTTGGTCCAGGCGGTCGGATCGCCCGCGGTGCCCCAGGACTCGAGCACGTAGACGGCGAGCCAGGTGTGGCCGTCGAAGACGAAGAGGTCGCCCCCGCGCCCTTCGGATCGCACCTGCGCGTCGAAGCGCCGCGCCACGTAGGCGGCGCGCATGACGCCCTGAAAGCCCAGCTGATCCACCCGCTTCAAGTCCTGCGCGGTGAGCGCCTGGATTCGCGCCATGGCTTCGATGATCTTGTACTGCGGCTGCTGGCGGTGCGTCGCGTCCTGGGTGTGGCCCGTCGATCGCTTGATGACGACGGGCACCTCGAGGTGCACGAGCGAGACGGCGCCCGAGCTCATCGCGTGCACGTTCACCCAGACACCTTTGTTCCGGCGCCGGCGTCGCCCACGTCGTGCGAAATCATCGCCTGCATGTGCCCGCTGTCGTGCAGCGGATCGGCCGGGATACCGGCGATCGACGCGCCGGCCGCGATCGCCGCGCGCGCCTCCTGCACCACCGTGCGGTTGATGGTCCGGCCTTCCTTCTTCCACTTGCGCAGGAGGATCGTCACCTTGGAAATCGGCGCCACGTCGGCGCGCGCGAGTACCGCGGAAATGTCGCCCGCCATCTGCATGCCGATGCCCTCGAGCACCTGCTCGGCGTCCATGGTGCCGCGCACCACCTGGCGCACGCCAGAGGCCGCGAGGCCCTTCCAATCGTCGCGAAATTCGGTGACGGTCGGCCCGAGGGTAGGCCGGGGGACGATTCCGACCGCAGGGGCGCCTTTTTCGTGGATCAGGGCCACGTAGGCGACCGGCACGGCCCCGTAGCCAGTGTCCTCATACCGAGCGCTGGCAAACCACCCGGCGCGCGCCACGCGCCCGTTGAAGCCCTTGGCGACGGCCCCCAGGCGCTCCGTAATGCGCGCCACGGCCGCCGAGTTGAGCCGGGTGGCCATCCGGTGCCGCCTACCAAATCCTCGGCGTGGACAGGCCTGCGCGGCCGCCTGAGCCGCCCACGTAGAAGCCGCCGGCAGCCTTCACGGCCAGGAGCGCGGCAAGCTGCTTCCCGTAGTCGGTCGTGTAGAGCCACCACGTAAAGCGGTCCTTGACGGGCGGCGGCTCGAGCGTGACGTTTTCCGATCCCTGGCCCCCGCCGTTGACCGGCGCCGCGATGCCGCCCGCCGCGCCGATCTTGCAGAGTTTCGCCAGGTGCGCGGTCATCAGGTTGAGCATGAGCGCCAGGTCGGTGGCGTTGACCGCGAACCACGTCTGATTCGTGACGAAGGAATTGGCCGTGTTCCAGTACCCGGGCAGCGTCAGGCCGTACTCCGAGGCCGCAAACTCGGGGAAGGCGGCCTGGAAGGCTTGGAGGTTGAAAATCACCGACGGGCATGCGCTCACGGCCGCTCCCAGGCGTTAGACGAGCGGCAGGCGATCGACCGCCATCATGCGCGGCGGCGGCCCGTCCGAGGGGCGCGCCTCTTGCGAATCGTCGGCGTAGTCCGCCGGCGTGAGCGGCGCCGAAAGGTCGCCCGATTCCATGTCCGCGACCACCTTTTCGACGTCGTGCTTGGTCGATTCCACGCGAATGAAACCCGCCCGCTCGTGCGTTTGGAAGGCGCCGATCGTGCGCAAAATGTCGAGTTGCTCCTGCGTCACGGCCGTATAGGTGCCCTGCGAAGTGATGAGGCGGTGATCGGCGATCAGGCCGCGGCCGCCCTTGATGAGCACCTCGTGCGTTTTGATCGGGGGCGGGTAGTGCAGGCCCGGCGCCTGCTTCTCCGGCGGCGGCGTTTGCGGGTGCGGTATCCATTTCGTGTAAAGCTGATCGCACGCCAGCGTCGAGTAGACGTAGTGCACCGGACCGCCGGAAGCGGCGGCCGCGGCCAGGCCGTCGGAGCCGCGCTGCATGGGAAGGTCGGGAGCGTGAATCGATGCGGGTCTGCGTCCTCGGGTTGCCATTGCTCTCTCCAAAAAGTGAAGCCGGCGCGCGGCCGGCTTCGGTTGAGTCCCGCGCGCGCCGCCGGGCGCCGTGGGGCCGTCTCGGGTCAGTTGCCGGTGTAGCGGACCACCGCATACGGGCGCTTCAAGAGCGCGCCGGCCGTGGCGTTGGCGTAGTCCTCGATGTAACTCTTCGCGCGCTTCTCGACGCCCAGGGCTTGAAACTTCGACGGGACGATCTGCACCCATGTGCGCGAGTCGTCAGAGGCGGCATCGTTGACCGAATCGGCGAAGAGGTACGCGACGTTGAGGCCCCCGTTGGCGCCGGTCAGCTGCGGCGCGCTCACGATGCGCCACTTCGGGTACGTCTCGCGAATCCACTGGCGCACCGAGGTGTTGCCGTAGACGAACACCACCGACAGGTACTGGTACACCGCCATCGAAATGACCAGCGTGCACTCGGTCCCTTCGGGGTCGATGTTGTCCTGCGACTGGATCTGCAGTTGCGCAGCCATCGCCCGAAGGTCGGCGGTGATTTCAATTGCCGTTTTCGTGGACCACAGCGACGAGTTCGACGCGCCGTTTGCGAAGTTGACATACGCCGGCAGACCCGGGTCGTTGAGGAAGCCGTAGGTGCGGCCGACGCCGGCGTTGTAGCCGTAGAACCCGATCTTGTTGCGCTGGACTTCGAGCGTCTCGGCGCAAAGGCGGCGCTTCTCGGCACCCGAGTTGATGCGAATGCGGCCGGCGCGCGCCTCTTCCAACATGGCGACCATCAGGCCCTTCTCGAATCGCAGGACCGTGCGGCGCACGAAATTGGTGTTCCACGAGGCGAACGGCACGTTGGTGTAGTCGCCGTAGGGCACCGCGTTGCCCACGTATTCGATGAGGCCCTGGACGATTTCCTCGTCCTCCCAGGAGCCCGAGGTCGTGATGCCGATGATTTCGTCGATCTTGCGAGCAGCGGTGATGAACTTGACGAAGCCCGGCAGCCAGTTTTGGAGGAACTGAATCGGGGTCGTGATGCTCGCCACCGAGAGCAGGCCCTGCTGGTCGTCGAGCGCGTAGTCGTCTGCGCTGTCGCGGCCTTCGCCCGCCTCCCAATCCACCTCGCGGAGCATGTCGCGAACGATCGAGCCGGGCATGTTGATGCCCAGGCGCGCGAGCTCGCGCAGCACGATGGGCTCGGCGGCGTCCTCGGCCGTCATCGCCATGTACGGATGCGCCGCGAAGTGGCGCGCCGGGACGTGGCTGCGTTCGATGCTCACTTGGGGCATGGTGTTCCCTCGTTTGGTGGGGTCAGGAGTGCTGGCGCCGGGCGCCTTACAGGTGGATCGCCGCCAGGCCGTTGCCGATCGACGAGTAGCCGAAAACGTAGGCGTTCGGGATGAGCGTGTTGCCCGACGTTGCAGAGGCGCCCGGCGCGACGGTCGAGAGCGCGCCCGTGGTGTTGTTCCATTGCACGAGGTCGCCGATGTTGAACGGCCCGGGCAAGGACACGACGATGGTGCCGGAAATCAGCAATTCGCCGAAGCTGTTGTCGGGGATCGTCGTGACCGGATCGAGCGTGCCCGAGGAGTCGCCGATCGAGGCGTAGTCCTTGGGATTGGCAAGGATGCCGGCGAACACGGTGCCGGGGCCCTGCGCGGCGCTCGCGAAGGTGTTGGTCGAGGAGACGGTCTGCGCCGTGTCCACGCCATAGGTGCCGGTCGAGCCCGTGCCCGTGCCGCCGGTGCCGGCGGTGGACGAGGACAGGATGTGCGCGGTACCGGTGAGGCCGGTCGCCGTCAGGGCGTCGTTCACCGCAAGCGCGCCGGTGGCGACCGCCGTCACGTTGAGCCAGCCGCCCGAGCCGGTGAGCGACGCCGAAGCGGCCGCGCCCACGGCATTGAGGAAGTAGGTGCCCGTGCCGCCCGTACCGGTGCCCAGGCCCGTGATGGTGTAGGTCACGCCGCCGGCGGTGAAGGTCATGCCGACGAAGAGGCCGCCGGTGCTGACCGCGCTCACCGTCAGGACGTTGGAGCCGATCGTGCCCGAGCTCGCGCCGACATAGCCCGTGAATGCGTTGACCGCCATCGAGGCCGTGAAGGTCGCTGCAGCGGTGCCCAGTGCGCCGCCCACGCTCGCGACGCCGGTCTGGTTGTTTTGCGTGAAGGCGTAGCCGATCTGGTTGGGCTCGGCGCCGTTGGAGTTCACCCAAACTCGTTGGGCGCGCCACGGGTCGTCGCGGAAGATTTCGCCGATCACGCCGAAGGCGTAGTCGATATTGACGGTGCTCTGGAAAGCCGCGTTGGTCATGGCAGGCGCCTCGTAGGGTTCGGGGGGACTGGCTCAGGCCGTCAGGCCGCCTTCAAGTACCGGGAGACGGCCGATTCCTTGGCGCCTTCCTTCGAGTCGGTGACAGCGGCCGGCCCCGACAGGCGCTGCGAGCCGGGCTTCGGTCGGCCGGCGAGCCAGCCCTCGAGCATGGCGAGCTCCTGGCCGGCGACGGGCTTCAAGCCGAGTTTCGAGCAGGCATGCGCCGCCACTTCGGCGGTCGTCATTTCGGCCGCGTCGAAGGTGCCGATGTGCTCGGCCGCGCGCGCCGCCAGGCGGTTGCGTTCCTCGAATAGCTTGGAGAGCGCCTTGAATTGCTCGGCCGGATCGACCGCGCTGTCCTTGCCCTCGCCGGCCTTGTCCTTTTCCATTTTCTCTTTCTCCGCTTTTTCCTTCGCGGCGCGCTCTTCTTCGCTGTCGCCCGCCGCCGCCGCGCGCGCGGAGAGTTCGGCGCCGGTGCCGGCCGCCTTCGCGAAGTGCTCGGAGAGAGTCGGCATGTGCTGCTTGAAGCCGGCCATCCAAGTGTCGAAGTCCATCGGCGCTTTTTCTTCCTTTTTCGATTCCGCGCCGCCGTCGGGCTTCGCCTCGTCGCCCTTGGGCTTGGCCGTGTCGTCCTTCTTCTCTTCCTTCTTTTCCTCGGCCATCGCAGCGTCCTTTGCGTCGAAAACTAAATCGAAGTGATCGAAGCACCGACCATCGAGCACCGCCACATCGGGGCCCATGCGGCCCACCTGCACAGAGGCGAGATGGTTGCCCCGGATGCGGCGTTGGACCGCATCATAAGGCTTTCCGTCAAAAACACCAGCCGTCCAATCGTAAACGCAGGTGTAGCCCGCCGATAGCTGTTTTTTCCCGCTGTCGATGAGTTGGCGCAGCCGCTCGGAGAAAACCTTGATGTTGCCGCGCAAGATTCCCGGGCCGTCGGCCGTGTCGAGATAGACGTCCTCGCCGATCACGCCGTCGATTCCCTTGTCCTCGGCCGGCGTGCGATTGCGCGCGCGCGGCCCGAGCATCGTGTGATCGTCGATCCACGGCAGGAGCTTGAAGGAATCGATGCAGGCCTGGTCGCCGAGCTCCGACGCTGGCCGGTAAATTCGGTACATGCGATCGGGGTCGGGCGCGTTGCGAATCGCGCGGCCTCGGTACTGAAAGACGCCCACCTTCGAGAGCGGGTTGCCCTTCACCTCGAACCACCCGTTGCCGTCGAGCACGCGCGCGCTCGCCTTGTCGAAGGTGTCGCCAAACTCGAAGGGGTCGAAGTGATCGAGGCCTGGCAGCGGCATCTGCGCCGGGGCGGCCACGGCCGCGGCCACCTGGGCGTTGAACCAATCGGCGATCGCTTCGGCGCACCCGGGGTGCAGCGGGGTGGGCAAGCGCGAGCGGTGCGCCCAAACGAAGCCGTCGTGCTCCTCGTTTAGCTTCGGCGGAAATTGCTCGCAGGGGCAAACGAAAAGGGCGAAGCCGTTGACCTTGGATACCGCAGTTAAGGTATCAGGGTTCGCCGCGTAGCCGGTTTCCTCCTGGGCTTCGCGCAGCGCCGCCTGGGCGTCGGTTTCACCCGTTTCGATGCCGCCGGCCGGGAAGGCCCATTCGCCGCCGTGATCCGCCTCGTCGGCGCGGCGCATGAGAAGCACCCGATCGCCGCAGCAAAACATCACGCCTGCGGCCTCGGCCTCGTCCTTGCTTGAGGATTCGCGCTGCTCACGGTAGGCAGCAGCGACCGCCTGCTTCGGGTCGTGCCCGGCGGCGATCATTTCCTTGACGTTCTCTTCCCGGGTCTCCGGGCTGGAACCTTCTTTAAGCGGCACGGCGCGCCTTGGGCTGGGCCCCGAATCGCACAATGGGGCGCATGGTACACCGGCAGAAAATAGCCTGCCCGGGGATTCCGCGCTCGCCGGTCCGGGGTTCGATCACCGGCAAGTCGTCGAGGCGGTAGATTTTCCCGTGCATCGCCTCGTGGTGCTTTCGCGGATACCACGAGCCGGGCGTGTGAATCCACTGGAATTCCTGCACGCCGAGCGCGTCCATGCGCGCCGCGCTGATGCTGCTGTAGGTCTTGCGCGTTTGGTCAAGCGCCACGAGCCGCGCCCACCGGATGTTGCCCTCGTATTTCTCGTTGAGGTACGGCACGAGGTCGGCGAGGCCCTGCCCGGACTGGATCGAGCGCGCCACCTGGCCGCCCACTTCCTCGAGGTACTGCTCGGGGATGAGTTTGATGCGGCCGGCGGCCTGGTTCGCCGACGCGATCACCACCTCGCGCAGCCGGTTGTTGAGAATGTCAGTCGGGAGCGCGTAGCCCGGCACCGCTTCGCCCAGGCTCATCTTCAACGTGGCGGCCGAATGGTTCAGCGTGCGTTCGATCATGCGCCCGGTGGCGTCGCGCGCGAAGGCGTTGAATTGCGGCCGGTAGCGGTCGAGGATCTTCGAGAGCGCGATGCGCGACTGGCTGGCCACCGAGCCCCATTGCGTGTCGTCGGGCGCGTCCTGCGCGCCGTGGTGCACGTTCTCGGCGAACACGCGCTCGAGCACCTGGCGAATGTCCCGGCCCAGCGCCGCGACAAGCGCCGCGAGCGCATCGGCGAAAGCCTCGCCGGCGCCCGCGGACGGATGCAGGACGCCGCCCGCCACGCCGCCGCGCAGGCTGCGCACAGGCACGATGAGCCGGAAGGGCTCAGTATCGGGACGGGCCGCTTCCCTCTTCGCCGCCAGATTCAGTAGGCGCCGGGGGAGCGATCGGGGTGCGCTCAAGGTCAACGTATCCGCAAGAGGGATCGGCGCGCAGGCGGTTGCGCACGTCCACGCCATCGAGCGCGCCGGTGGCCACCAGCTGCGCGTCGGTTTGGGACTTCTTCAGGTTCATGTCCGCCACCTCGAGCGCGGTCGGCGCATCGAGCGGCCGCCATTCGACGGTGTAGCCATCCCATTCCAGGCCCGCGCTCTTCAACACGAGTTGGTGGTGCCGCTCCACGAATGGCGTCGCGTCGTGCTCTTGCAGGCTCTCCAAGTCCTCGTGGTAGGAGGCCTCGTCGTACTCCCCGGTGGCGTCGAAGCCCTTGGGCGCGGTGCCCATGAATTTCGTGAAGGGCACGCCCGCGGCCGCGGCGACGAGCTCGTATTGCCCCATCGTCACGTCGTTCAAGTCGGCGAGCGAGGTCTCGAATTGCTGGAATTCATCCTCTTCTTTCTGGCCGATCTTGATGCCCCAGTTGTCCCGCATGAACGCCCAAAAATTGAGCTTCTCAATCCCCTCGCGGCCAGCCGCCATGAGCCCCGCCAGGTTGGTGAGCCATACGGACATGCGCTTGCTCATCACGAGCGCGGGCGTTTCGTTGGCCGTGCGCTCGGCCGCGAAAACGCGCTGCATGATCTGCTGCGGCACCGGCACCCCGCCGTAGAGGTACATGGGCTTCAAGAGGTCGGGCGGGTCCGAGTGCCGGTAGACGATGAGGTGGGAGAAGTGGTAGCGCCGGCCGTTGATGAGCCAGTAGGTCGGCCGGTAAAAGCGCGGGTGGTCCGGGCGCGACGCTGCGTCGGCATCGAGGAGCGGCGCAGTCCAGTACGGGTCCACCTGCACGATGCCCTGGTAGCCGCCCTCCGGCACGCTGTCAATGTCGAAGGGTTTCGCGTAATACTCCGGGTCGTTGGTCTCGATCGCGAAGTAGGCG